ATTTTATTCAGATTGCTAACATCCATAGCAACCCAGGCATAAGCTTTACAATGGCGCCTGGTGAATATGTCAAGGTAGTTGGGCGGGCGGTTGCAATTGTTCATAGTCATACTAAAGATATGGATATTGATCTAGGCATTGACCCCAGAACCCCATCATTTAAAGATATTACAAATCAAAAGTTGTCAGGTTTGCCGTGGCTTATCGTTGCCACTGAAGGGAAAAGCGTTACGCCGCCTATTCAACTTCCCAGAACGCCTGACGCTAAGTATGAAAATAGGAATTTTATTTGGTATATAAATGATTGTTTTAATATTGTGCAGGATTATTATCGGTTTCAGCTTGAAATAATCTTGCCTGACAATATTTTCAATCCTTTTGAAGATGACCTAAAGGACGTTATTGTTGATTATGCGGATAAACATGGATTTAAAGATATTTATGATGTTGATAATATCAAAAATGGCGATATTGTTATTCTTGATTCTCTTGGTAAAAAACGAAATCATTTAGGCGTTTATCACGATGAAATGATACTACACCAAATGCAAACAAGTAAATTTGAACCATTTGTTAATCACAAAGACAGAATAAGCAGGATTTTACGTTATGGAAATTAGAATTTATGGTGATTTGAGGGAGACTTGCGAGGATGTAAATATTGAAGTTGCTAATATTCAACAGGCGCTTGCAGGTCTAAAGCAGGTTCACGGACAAAAAGTAACTGATCATATACTCTCTAATAAATTTTATTATTTCTTGGCTAGAGAGGACAAGCCAAACGAAATGGTCCCCTTGTGTGAAGGATTGCTTACTATGTCATTTAATGATTTCGACTTGCTTTTAATTGTCCCTGATATTGGCGGCGATGTTTTGTACGTTGTTGCTATTCTAGGGGTCGCGTTGTTCACTACAACGAGCTTAACTATTGCAGTGATAACGGCGGTTATTATTAATGTGGCGATTGCCCTTGCACTCGGATTTTTAATGCAAATGCTATCGCCAACACCAGAATTTGACAGCGACCCATCAGAGGCCCAACGAAAAGAAAGTTCGTTGTTTAATGGCGCTCCTAACATACGAGAGCAAGGTGGATCTGTGCCGTGGGGTATGGGTGAGTCATATGCAGGCGGGGTTTTAATATCGGCTGGATTGTATAACGAAGATGCATAACAAAATTAGTGTTGTAAGTGGCTCAGGTGGCGGGGGAGGCGGAAAGCCCCATACGCCAATAGAATATGACGATACGCTTTCGAGTAAGCAAAAGCTTAGGATGCTTTTTGTAGTTAGTGAGGGAGAAATAGACAGCATTTCAAAAGTTGATGTAAACGGATCGCCAATTGAAGGCTATCAAGCAACCTATGAAATTAGAACGGGTACTGTAGATCAAACGCACATACCTGGATTTGCTGAAGTTGAAACCCCCGCATCACCAACCGTTAACGCTCAACTTTCACATGGATTCCCGATCACAAGAGAGGTGTCAACAAATGCAGTTGATGCGGTTAGGGTTACGCTTAGGATTAATTCTTTATTTAAGGTACAGGAAAATGGCGATACAGTGGGACACACTGTACAAATTGCCATTAGAACCAGAAAAGATAATGCAGATATATGGACAACTAGAAAAACTGTAACAAAGACCGATAAAGGGACATCGCCTTATAAAATGGATGTTCGCATAGAGCGGCCCTTTAACGCGGTTGATTCTACATGGCAGGTTCAGGTAGAAAGGCTTTCTATTGACGACTTAGATTCGAAATTTTCAAGCGCTACTTTTTTCGACAACTACACAGAAATACAAGACGTAACCCTTACCTATCCACATTCTGCATTGGTTGGCGTTGCATTTCATAATGCTGATGAGCTTGGCGGCTCAATTCCTTCATTGGCATTTTTTGGCAAATGGCGAAAGATAAGCGTCCCTGTTGAAACAGTCTATAACTCTACGGACAGGACATACATAACAACCACATGGAATGGCGCATTTGCACTGGCCAAAGTATCAACTTCGTGTGTGGCGTGGCATTTATACGACGTTCTGACAGATGAGAGAGCGGGCCGCGGAATTCCCTCTGGTGAAATAAACATATTCTCTTTTTTTGATTTTGCCATTGAGTGTGATGGTTTAGTCGATGATGGCAATGGAGCCGGAACCTTTGAGCATAGGCATTCTATAAATAATCAATTTTACAGGCGCGAAAATGCGAGTACATTTATTAATTTTTTGCTCGCGCTTGGTAACTGTAGATTGGCTAATGATGAATTTGGATTGATTTCAGTTATTAGTGACAAACCAACACAAGCCACAAAAATTGTTAATAATTCAAATGTTATTGATGGGGCTTTTGACTATCCAGGCAGTGAGTTAGATGAAACTTTTTCATGGGTTAATGTTACTTACAATGATCCAAACGACAAGCACAACACAACAACAGTTTTTGAGAAAAGACAGGATAGAATAGACCTTTTTGGGCTGATAAAAGCTGATGTTGTTCTTGTCGGGTGTACGTCTGAGGCACAAGCAAGACGCAAGGCTAAGTGGGTACTGTACGGCCCTGATGGATCGGTTTCGTTTAAAGTCGGGCTTGAAGGGATGGTCTATAGAATAGGCGAAGTTATAGAGGTTATGGACGACCTTTTTAAGAATGTTTTTCAGCAGGGTAGAATAAAATCAGCGTCTTCAGATGCCAGCTTCACCACTATAATTTTAGACAGAGAGATTATTTTTGGTAATGAAAGTTATTCTGTGCTTTGTTATGGCGCTGATGCTATTGAGGTTTATGAGGCTCCTATTATTGAGCAGAATATTACCACCAACATCATTACGGTAAATGCTCCAGGGCCATTGGCAACCGACCCAAACACAAACAGTTTGTTTATTATTCGAGGGGATATTGAGCCGTCATTGTTTAAAGTTGCATCAATTGAGGTTGATGAGGGCATTTATACTGTTCTTGCTCCAAAATACGACCCACTTAAATATGCAATCATAGAGGGTGGATTAGTAAATAGGACGCCTTCGAAGCCCTTCATAAATACAGATGGTTTTACTGTTGAGCCGGTTGAAAATATCCAGTTTCATGAAATATTTGGTTCTTCAGATGCGTCAAAAATAAGCAGAATCGGTGTTATATGGGACTGGGATCTTGACCAAAGTGATGAATTAATAGCAACGTATCAATATACGTGGAGAAGAGATAGTATTCAATTTAGTGCAATTCAAACAACAGCGCTAAAAGAGTTTGAGATTCCAGATGTTACGCCAGGTGTTTACGAGGTTGTAATAACCGCGTACAACCCTCGAGGAATAAGGTCTGTTCCAGTCTCACAAATTTATAATTTTAGAACCACCGCCGCTCAATCAACGCTTAGACCTCCAATAACATTTCACGTTATCAATACACTATCAAATGTATTTGAAACAAGAGATTTAAGTGTCAGCTGGTTTTATGACCCTACAAATGATGATCGTGAACTGGTTAATGACTCGCTTTCTGATTATGTCATAGAAATATGGAGTGCAGGAATACTAAAAAATAGCTATGTTGAGAAACCTACAACCGATAAAAACGGGGTATTTACATATACATTCCAGGATAACGAAAATGATCATGGAGGAACGGCCAGTAGATCAATAGAGATTAGGCTTTATTCTAGGGATATAGTCGGTGATGTTTCACTATCAATACAAGAAACATTTACAAACCCTGTGCCTCCTGTTGTTTCATTTACGTTGCTGGCGGGGACAGGTGCCGCGTATATCAACATTACCCCCCCGTCTGATCCTGATATTGCCGGTTATTTAGTTTATAGGGACACATCAGGTATTGATTTTGTACCAAACGCCGGAAATCTTCAATATGATGATGTTGGAAATTATATAGCGCTTGGAGTTAGTGCCGGAACATATTATTACAAAGTAGCAGCGTATGATTCATTCGGAAAAACGGCACTTAATGTGTCGGGTGGGTCTGGGTCTACAACACTAGGGGCAGATGTTGATAAGTTTGCGTTCACCGGGCTTGGGTTTACGCCCAATGATCCGGTAGTAAATAGTGTTAGCTGGCTTGCGGGTACGGTTTCTATTAATGGGGCTGCGCCTGTTGCTATTGCTGCGGGTAATGCGGCGTGGACTGCTGGCACGTTATACCTGTATTTTGACAAGGCCACAACTTCTATAGGTGCCACAAACGACATAACAATAGCCGTTCAAAAGGCTATTATTTTGGCCGCGTATTCGGGAGGAACTGACTTAAAAAGCGGTGATGGTACCGCGTTTTTTAACGGTTCTCAGGTATTGGCACAAAGTATCGGAGCCAATCAATTAGTTACGAATACTGCAGTAATCACAGAAACAGCTCAAATAGCTGGGGCAATAATTAAAGAAGCACACATTGATACAGGGCAGATAAATAATGCTCACATTAAAGATGTTATCAGTTCAACAAACTATAATAATATAACGGCTACAGGCTGGGAACTGAATAAGGACGGTGATTTTACAACTTATGGAAATGTTAATCTTTTTTCGCCATTTTCTGAAGTAACTCTACAGGATATTTTTAGGGATATTGTTTTCTCGCTTATTGGAAACGCTACAATATTTGGGAGGACTGTAACCAAGCCTACTGGGGTTGGCGCGTGGGATACTAAAGCCTATTCTGATACTGGGTTATTGTCTCCTATGAGATTCAGGTTTTACAGACCAACATTAGTAGGAATAAGTGCGGCTGGATTAACTGAGAGTTCTACCGGCCAGCTTGACCCTGCGCTTATAGAATACAGTTTTTATATAGATGCTTCTGAGGTAATAACTATACGAGAACTTGGTGTAATTGTTTACACTCATAGCAGCCCTCATACAATTGATAATCTATATGAAATAATATACAGCGGTTCAACGGTTACATATTTTATAAATGGATCACTTGTATTCACCACGGTAGGCGCGGCAGCTAAAACATATTATTTAACTGAGGCATTATTTACTGTAGGGACTAAATATACTAAATCAAACCTTCAGTCTGAAGTTTCCGACCAATTACCAACGGGAGCCAGAATGGAAGTAACAGGGGAGGGGATTTCCGTATACGACAATAACAATATACTTAGAGTCAGGCTGGGAAACCTGTTTGAATGAGTTTTGGTTCTGCTTTTTACAATTCACTTGGTCAGCTTATAGGTGGCACGGCAGGCCGGTTTATGCAATATCACGGACGCATAGATATTTTAGTTGCTCAATCTGCAACCTATAATTATCCGGGGCTAACTAACAGTGATGAATGGGCGGCTTACATCGACCCTAAAGGCACAAGTTATTTACACGGAGCACCTAATACAGCTTATGATATAGACATAATAACTGATGCCCTAGTCGTAACTTATCATGGAGGGAATGCTCACATTAACTCTAATGAGACTATCCTTATATACAGACTATGAGCTACGGATTACGCATTAAAAATGCAGCAGAACACACTATTGTTTCAAGTGATACTGCTCAGTATATTGTTGCAGAGGTGGGTATAACTGGCGTTGGAACTGCTATTATTGATCCTGGTGGAGATATAGAAAACGGCTCTACTGTTAGAAGTAATGCAGGCGGTTACTCCCATGCGTATGAGTTTATTGAAAACTTTATATTGGACTATCCAGATCATTTTCCACTGGATGCTATGTTCATTGCTCCTATAGATTCAGATTATCAGCCTTTAGGAGGGATGAGTGGAAAATGGTTTGAAATTAATGATTTTGTTTCAGAACCAACAGGCGTTGATTTCCAATTTGAAATAGATAGCAATAACTATCATGGAAAATATGCAATACCAGAATGGCGTTATTGGAACAATTATGTAGTTCTTGAATATTTCAATGTTTCAGGAATATCTACAATAACATCACATGGCGGGGCGAATTTTAGATATGTGGCGTTATCAGAAATAGAGTATCTAAGTAAGTCACTAGACCAGGCTGGAGCGTCATTTAATTATAAAAAAGAGTCGCATGGTTTAGCCATATTTAGTGAGACTGGGGTTATTAAATACTCAGCTGCTATAGAAGTGCCTCAAATAACTTATAAAGTTCTATTGCCTAAAAACGTACCATCCAATGCTACGCCGCAAGCAGCAGACGGGTATTACACATTAAACCTACCATCTACTACTAAGCGCCGATATCTAAATATAACCGAAATGAGTAAAACTCATAGGGACTCTACAGGGAGCGGTGAAGTATTCACCTTTAGGGCGTTTAGGTTTGTAGATAATAATACAATACAATTTAGATATGCTTTCCTTGCTGCACCTTCTAACCCCAAGACTGGCAGAACAGACCCTGGATATATAGCCCTGAACATAATGATAATGGAGACAGATGCAAATGGTTAAAAGAGCTGTAGTAGATAAAACAACTGGATTAGTACAGTCTATAATAGAGCCATCTGACCCATTAACTATGCCTGTAGGTGATTTGGCAAACACTAATTTAATTGTGATGGATATCCCACCACAGTATAAGCTTAGTACTACTCATTATGATTTTGTTGCAAATGCATGGGGCACTCATAAACAATCTATTACTGGTTTCGATGCGTGGGATGCTGTAGATAAGAAGTGGATAACGAATGTTAAGGCCTATGCAGAACATGCTTATGAGCAACTAAAACTTAAAACAAGTAATTTTATCCTGATAGAGTCTAAGTTTACAATTTTTGACCAGATAAGGTGTGTTGAGCGTCTGTCAGAATTAGGATTCAAATCACTGGATGGAACTATTTCTTCACAGGAAATAGAACAGCTACTAGAAATAAAAAACGTTCAAAAATGGAGAAATTCGATTATATCAGAACTTCAAAATATCAAACCGATTATTCTTTCAAGACTTACTGAGTTAGAAGTTACTAAGGATATCGATTCTTTACAATATAACTCTGCGCCTAAAATGCCATTTTAACTGCTGATAAATCTATTCTATAAGTGGTTTTTAAGTCAGGTCTATTTTGTTGCCGGGTCTGCCTCTTTTTCTTTTTTCTTGAGGCGTGTCACTTTTTTCAAGTTCTGCGGCGGCGGTCATTTCTTGCCTTTTGATTTGTTCTGCTCTTGCTCTTTCGCATAAGTGCGCCATGACCTGTTCTTTTACGAACAGCCAGCGATTCCCTAATTCTATGGCTGGGAGTTCACCTTTTCTTGCCATGGCTAAAATGGTATTTTTAGACAGTTTTATCATTTCAGCCGCTTCTTCTGTTGTCAATACGTCTTGCATCATAATTTTTTGTTTTTTTCTGTTAAAAATATCAAGGAAACCTTTCCCGATTTACCGGTTAATATCAACTTATCAGGACTTTTGTCCGGTTAAGTACTGGTTATGTTCTTTTCTTTCTTATAATTTGTCGGTGATCTTCTAAGGCTTCTTTCCCAGCCTTTGTAAGTTCATATCCTTTTTCTAGCGCTAAATAATTAACATAAAACATGTTTTCTGCACTTTTAGTAACAAGTTCCAGCTTTTCAGGTATATTTTTATTTCTATCTATCCTTGATAGCAAACTGTGCATTTTTTTTGTAAGTCTCATTTAATCTCAACAAAAATGATGTACCTGAAAACAAGGCCAAAAATCCTTATGCCACCTTCTCTGGAAAGCATTCCATGTTCTTTGTTTGTTTGGCCCCAG